CTGGAAAGGAATTAGGTAACCTGCTTACAAAACGGTATTTTACACCGCCAGTAAACTTGTTATATCTAACCCTAATCAGCATGCTCCGTGGAACCTTAATACCACAATCATCCATCTCATGGAACGGAACAGGTAAAAACCTGACCTGCTTCACAAGATGCTTGACTGTAAGAGTTAAGGGTATATTCCACTCGGCACTCCATCGGTTGAGACGGTTGATCGCAGAGTACTTGTCGTAAGATGTTCTTAGAGTCTTTAAATAGACCCCTCGAACATTTTGACCACGGTAATAATCGTGGCCACACGACTCGCGAAATCGTCCTTCAAAAAAGGACTTGTCTATGTTAACGTCAAAGCCACAAATTGATAACAAACGTGTTAAGGGGCCATAAGCCCCTTTTACACAGATGATATCATCGCCAAAAACGGCGAAGTTGCCCAACGACTGTCTAAAAGGTCTCTCGAACTTAAATCCGTGAGATCTATAGACACCATAGACTAAAGCAGTAAACAAAATCGTCTGTAGAGGAAAAGTAAAAGCATTCCCCATAGACGAAATCATATGCAACGGCACCTCAGAGCCACCTGGAAGGGTGGTATAGGCACATCGTGTCATCATTAGCATGTTGAACACATGCTTAGGAAACATCGATTGTACCAAACTGAGAGACATTGAGTCTGAAGCTGATGATAAGTCAATAGTACTAAACTTATCAGTCAAGGACCCAAGCCGAGCTAGCTGACGGTTTTTGTCAGGCTGATGGATAAAACTAATACCACATGTTTTAACCAAAAGCTCTTCAAGAACTGAAGCTATACCCTTCTGAAACATCATATTCAGAATGGGCTCGGTGCATATGGTTCTGCTTATTTTCGACGTCTTAGGTACAAAACTTAAGCGGCTACTTGAAACGATCGCCTCACCCCTAAACGATGATCTGATAGACTCAACGTCAGACCATAGCGGGGAAGAACGAACCGCCTGCTTATAAAGCAAGTGCAGGCTTGAGCTTGTTGCAGCTAGGGTCGAAGTACCAACTTTTGAAAGAAAGTCGGTACTGAAACTACCTAGATTGCTTCCGTCGCCAACATTGAAACGAGAAGTGACTTCCGCAAGAGTCAAACGACGTAAGTTACCGTCAGTCTGATTCTCAGGGAAGAAGAGCCTATGAATAAATTCACGGGCCTCACCAATCGCGACAGCGTCAACTTCGGACATTCTGGATGCATCTGGGAATTGCCCACGACACTTTTCATTAATACTAAGGAAGAGTGCCAGAGCAGCCGCATCGGCGTCGGGACCAATATCGTCAGTAAATTTCTTCACTAACGCATTGTGTAACGACGTCATAGCAAACTGCCTAATCGGCATACCAGGATAGGAGCTTAAAGCTCCATTCCAACCAGAACGAGCAAGATCAAGATCAAGATAAACTGGCAATACTTCAGCGTTATCACGCATGATGTCTCCAAGTCCATGGCCAACAAAGATTAACCCCTCAGCTTATGCCGAGGAGATACTAGGCGCGAGATCGGTTTTAAACGATTCCGCTTACCCCAGTGTCTCCAATACCGGCAGACTGCTGAGAAAGGGCACCAATGTGGGCCGACAACGCAGCACGTACGTTAGCAGCATCAACCGTATCGGCACCAGCAGGTACGTCGATAATCGTCGTAATCTGCAGGTTTGCGAACGGTTGGCCAACTAACGGAAGACAACCCTTTCGGGTTAGCAACTTATACGTATTGCGCGGGACCTCCTTTACAAGACCTGTAGTAGGATTCGGCTTCCCAAGAAAGCGGAAGACCTTAGGCCTAAAGAAAGTCATCGTAAAGGGAGAGGCAACAGAATGCGCTGTAACACCGGTCTGTGTACCACCCAACGCAGTGACAGCAACTTGCTTACCGGAAATATCCGGGGCAATATCGCTGACGTGCGTATAGGTCGGTGATGTAAAACCAGTTTGCGCGGCTCCCGTAATGGGGCTTGTTAGTGAAAATCCCATAAATACTCCTAAGGACGACACCTAACGGTGCCATCGGCGGGGTTTGTTTTGCGGAGATAAAGAGTTAGCTTGAGCTAAAAGCGCTGCGCAGTTACCAAGCTGCCCATCACTTAAGCTAAAGTTGAACTGAAAGTCCGGAATAGAAATACCCGTACCTTTCGTTCGCACGACCTCTTTACGCGAAAAAGCGTGCCTCCTCAGACCACCATCTTCGAATGAGTGTAGCGACCAACCTGAGCCGAACGTACCGACGGAAGGGTCCATAATGAAATGTCGATGTTTCTCGGCAAGTCTTATGGTAGCCTTATCGACGTACGTTACGTCACGAGTTGATGTTACACTGGCATCTAGGATATCACCAATATTGGTGAAGTAGTCTACGAGAAACGACCAGGGGAGTAACTCCCACGCGGCAGGAATGAACTCTTTAGGCTCAAAGCCAAAAAGAGTAGCATCCTTCCATCTGGGCGCTTCAACTTGAGCTCTTACAGATCCTCGATACCTTACAACATGGGTTTCCCGAAGTAAAGCCCATTTATTTACAAAATAAATGCCGCTAGAATTCGGGGTCCAATACGCACCAACGCGCTCATAGTTAGTGAGCTCGCTGGAACGGTCGTAAGATTTCTTGGCGCCTGCCGTGACACGATGTGCCATGTTAGGCTCGGTAAGACGCTTCCAAGCGGTCGCCGCATCTTGAATATCATTCATGAGAGGCTTCCAACCGAAAGCTTGTTCAAGCCAAATGCTACCTGAGTCTGTTAACCACGACTTTGGATGGGATCGCTTTCTTTTACTTAGCTTTCCCAGGAATCCATCGCAGAGGTCTCTCAGACTTTTGGTAGGATTGCGTAACAAGTGCAATGTTTCACGCAATTCTCCTAGAAAGACTAGACCCTGAAACTGGGTCGCCTCTTTATGGAGTTTCTTGTAAAACGCTGCACGAGCAAGGTTGTCAACAAAGCTGAGACTAGCGGTCGGGTTCGGTGCAAAGATGTTTTGAGCGGTGTTTGTTATTTCAACATCACCCTCAAGCCATCGCCGACCCGTCGCAGTCGGATAAGACGGATTCTTATGGTTTTGCCAGATCCGCTTACCTAATGGCCTATAGTTTATGACATCCCACGTTCCTGTTAGGTTCGTGGTTGCATCATCACCCCTCGCTATAACCTGCTGCCAGTTAGGCAGACGCTCTCCCGTTCGAGACCTCACAGCAGTCGCTATTCTTGTAGCTTCTGTCCATGCGGGCTCCGGGTAGATACCGTCTAGCCATGCCTTGCCGCGGCTTTGCGTCGGAAATGAGATGCTTTTGTCTTTAGTATAGGACATGAAAATACCCTTTCTATCGGGTTCTCGTCAGCTTTTTGATACTCTGCACAAGAGTACCGACTGCACTCATTACACCAACGGAAGACATTATTTTCCGAGGTGTAACGACATCCTCATCACTGAGAGATGAACTATGTTTGGAGTCTAACTTCGAGCCAACACCAGAATTTGTGATGACCGCGTCTCCATTAAGTACAACAATGGCGGCACGACCGACCACAACCCTGTTGCTAAGCTCGTTCATTAAAACTCCTTTCATAAAGTGCAGTTTGACATAGGAAAGTGAAGGACTAAATACTCTCTTCGTCTTTGAATCTATTAGGTTCAAAGACTGGAAAGTCGAACTCCTTCTGAAGAATGCCAGACTCTGTAAGAAAGCCGTAGTCAAAAAGATTGTGATCCCGAAGGTTCACAATCATATGCTTCGGGCTTTTTCTCAGAATGCTAATCAGCTCCCGCCGAATAGCAAAACGGGCTTCACCGATTAAGGCGAAATCCGACTGGCGCTCAACTTTTCTATATATTAGCGGAACGGCTATACATATAGATCCAGACGTAAGTTGGACTACAACTGCGTTTATATAACGTGAAATTGTAGCTTCAACCATGTTAGGATCCTTAGTTAGGCCGAACCACTAGAGAGATAAGAATCAAGGAATTACTTCCTTAATTGAGGAACAATTCCTCGTGGAGTTTACTCCACCAGAGTGGGCCGGGAG